ACCTTCCTTGTAGTTCATCTCCACTGTAATGTGCCCAGAATCCTTGAGGTTCCCTATCCAGGTCGAGATAGATGTCTTGCTTACCTCGTATAGATCAGCAAAGTATTGATTACCCGCCCAGCAATAGCCTTCCTGATGGCACAGTGCAGTAATCTCACCGTACAGCAGCTTGGCGTTTGGTGTTAACCGCTTGTCATACCTCACAGTCGCTGGGATGATGGCGTAGTACGCTGGCTTGTCCATCACTCACCCGCCGCGATGAACTCTGATACCTTGACTCCGAACATGTCAGCCAGTTGTTGCAGTGTGGCGCAGCTTGGTGAGCGGTGGCCGTTGCGAATTAAACTTATAGTGGATGGGTGCAGCTTTGACTCCCTGCTCAGGTCAGCCTGGATAAACTGCTGGGATTCCATAAAGTGATTGATTGATCTATTGATGTCCATTTGATTCTCCTGTTGAGTGAGGTTGCATCATAGCCATCATAAAATAAATTTACAACAAAAGTTTGCATCTCGTAACAACTTATGTAAAATAGACAGCACACACACAAAGAGGAATGATTATGTTTAACTACGAATCCCCCCAACGCACTGGCTCTCCGTGCGACGACAATGACCACGTTCTTCAATCTATGTACGACAACATGACTGACTACGAGCGCGGTGAGTTTGACTACATCCACGGTTACGAGGCTCTTGATGACTCTGACGAGTATGAGCGAGGATATGGTGACGCATACGCTGCTGCTGAATGCGCCACATTCAAAACAATACAACAAATGTTAGGAGAATAACCATGAAAATTGATAAGCATTACCCAATCCCGGGCGTTGTTGACGCTAAATCTATTGTTAAGAAAATGAAGCATGGAGATTCTGTGCTGCTAAAAAATAACCAGCAAGCAGAATGCTTCAGGTATCAGATCAGAAGATGCAAAGGCTTTAAAGTTGTAGGCCGCGCTGAAGACAAAGGCTACCGCATATGGAAGGTGAAGGCATGAGCGTATGGAAAACTCTGTCAGCTATCGACTGCTCTAAGCATGTTGAGAAGAAGGGCAACTTGTCCTATCTATCATGGGCATGGGCATGGCAAACTCTGATGGAGCATTACCCTGATTCAAGCTACACGTACTGTCCTCCCTCTTTTCTTGAGAATGGCACTTGTGAAGTCAACGTATCAGTCACGGTAAAAGATAAAACACACAGCATGTGGCTTCCGGTCATGGACAATAGATCCAAGAGCATTGTCAATCCCACTACCCGCGACATTTCTGACGCCCGTATGAGAACCCTCGTCAAGTGCATCAGTATGCATGGATTAGGCATCTACCTGTACGCCGGTGAAGACTTGCCAGAAGCAGTACAGGATGCCGTGGTTACCAGTGAGCAAGCAGCACAACTCAAGTCTCTGCTGGAGATTACCGAGTCAGATGTAGAGAAGTTCTGTCAGGTATTCAAGTGTTCTACTGTTGACCAGATGAGGGCGGTGCAGTTTGATCAGGCACTGTCAGCACTGAAGCGTAAAGAGGCTAGGCCGTGAACCTGATATGCCCATCGTGCGATGATGCGCTAGGCGTAAGCTGGGCTGAAAGTGAAGACTTAAATTATGAGTACAAACTTGAAGGCAGTTGCGTTGATTGCTACATAGATGTCATTGCATATGTGCCTACTCAGCGTTACGTCAAAGAAAATGATGCGATAATAAGTGAGCAGGTTCGTAACCAATGCAGATTTTAACCTGTGAGCAAGGCACTGAGGAGTGGCTGGCGGCTAGGCTAGGACGGCCTAGTGCTAGTCAGTTCCACAAGTTAGTTAAGTCTAATGGTAAGCCAAGTGCTTCTGCCGATGACTACATTAACGCTATGATTATCGAAAGGATATCTGGCATGTCTGCCCCTGTGTTTGTGACAGAGTGGATGACAAGGGGTAATGAGCTAGAGCCTGATGCCCGTAACCTGTACACTTTGATCACCGATAACGAAGTGCAGGAAGTAGGTTTTATACTAGACAACAGTGGTGAGTTTGGATGTAGTCCTGACGGATTAATAGGTGAGGACGGAGGCATAGAGATTAAATGCCCAGCACCAAGTAACCATGACAAGTGGAGCGACAAGGGAGTCTGCCCCACTAGACATTATGCTCAAGTCCAAGGATGCATGTGGATCACGGAGCGTAAATGGTGGGAATTTATGAGCTACCACCCTGAGAAAGACCCCTTTATCGTGCGAGTTAAGCGTGATGAGGAGTTTATTGAGAGCCTGGCAGAGCAAGTATTGCTTGCCGTAACTGAAATTATTTCCGAAGTGAGGAACTTACAATGAAGATAGGTGTATCAGTATCGCTAGACCTAAAAAAATTAGACCTAACCCGCTGCCCTGTAGTTACTAAAAAAGATGGCACTGAGGCTCGGTATCTAAACATGACCACGTTCATCGACACTGACCAGCAGGATCAGTATGAGAACAATGGCTTCATCGCCCAGTCTCAAAGTAAAGAAGAGCGCGAGGCAGGTGAGGAGCGACCACCCATTCTGGGGAATGTGAAAGTATTCTACACTGATGGCGCGCAGTCTACCGCTGCCCCTACCGCTGCACCCATTACAGAAGATATTCCGTTTTAGCCAAGGGAGTTTCCTCTCCCCGTGTAGCAGGTCTGGCCCACCTGTGGCAGATAAACGGGCCATATCATCAATGGTATGTAATGAATAAACCTAATACATTTGTGACTATCCGCAGAGTGGCTATAATGCTGCCTCAATTGGTATGGGTGGTGGTTAAAGTGTTGATTTATATGCTAGTATTCGTGATCTGTGGGCTTATCGCAGTAGCGAAAGACGATTTAGAGCGCCCTTAGTGGCGCTTTTTTTATGGAGAAAGCAATGAAGCATCTCATCATACCTGACACACAAGTTAAACCTGGCCACCCCATTGATCACCTGAGATGGGCAGGACAGTACGCGGTGGACAAGAAGCCAGACGTTATTATTCACATAGGCGACCACTTTGATATGCCCTCGCTGTCGTCATGGGATGTTGGCAAGAAGTCATTTGCTGGCAGGAGATACACCGATGATGTGGAGGCAGGGATTGCAGCAATGGAGACATTCCTTGAGCCTATCCGCACAGAGCAGCAACGCCTGATTACTAACAAGCATAAACGCTGGAACCCTCGCATGGTGTTCACCCTTGGGAACCACGAGCAAAGGATACAACGGGCCATTGAGGGCGATGAGAAGCTAGAAGGATTGATTGGCTACCATGATCTGAAGCTAGAGGAGATGGGCTGGGAGGTGTATGACTTCCTAGAGGTGGCAGTTATAGATGGCATTTGCTACTCGCATTACTTCACATCAGGGATTATGGGCAGGCCAGTAGCCAGTGCGCGCAGCATGATGACCAAGAAGATGCAGACCTGCGTTATGGGCCACGTCCAAGATCGAGACATTGCCTATGGCAGGAGGGCAGATGGCACCAATATTATGGGTTTGTTTGCTGGCATCTTTTACCAAGGGCATGAGGATTACTTAACCCCGCAAACTAATTTGTCATGGCGTGGAATCTGGATGTTGCACGAGGTGGCAGACGGTGGTTGCGACGAGTTGCCAGTCAGCCTGAATTATCTACGCAAAAAATACGGAGGCAAACATGAGTAAGTGGAAAGAACTACAAAAAGATCACCCCGCCATAGAACAAAGACCGGTTTCTACCATGGAAAAAAGCGCCTTGGCAGGGAGTGAGGAATGTTCCGCGCCTACCCCGCCTACTGATATGGTGAACCACCCCGCCCATTATCAAGGTGAGATCGAATGCATCGATGCAATCGAGGCGAGTATGTCAAAGGAAGCATTTGCCGGTCATTGCAAAGCGTGCGCGATAAAGTACCTATGGCGATACCAGCAAAAGGGCGGCGTTGAATCGCTAGAAAAGGCCCAATGGTACCTCGCGAGACTCATAGACACCGAAAAAAACGCCCTGTAATGCTTTCTAAGCGCGTTTAAGGGGTTAACCCATACCTACCTACAGGGTACAAAAAAGCGCCCTAAAAAGAGCGCTAAGTGACCCGGATCGGCTCCAGGTGGGTCAGTCCTGGTCATGGGTTGAAGGAATGCAACCCTAGCCTAGTTATTATGTTCCGCGTAAAAGGGCGTGGAATGCTTGGCTTTAATAGTTGGCATATCGTCGCGGGTTTTGTGGTACTGGACGTGCCAGTAGCCGAGCCCATTATCATCTGCGAATCTATAGGCCAGGGTTTGGATATGTTTTATACCGCGGCCCTTAACATTTGCCATATAAGAAACTGGTGCCAGTCTATCTATCTTAAACACTGCTATTGCGTCCATTTTATGCAACCTCTACTGTCTGTATTAAATTGGTTTTAAACTTTGATTTACGCGCACCATGCACGCTAAGAGCGATATTCTTTGTTGAGCCGTCGCATAGCATGCAATCAATACACTGGATCCCTTTGCTATCGGCCAGGCATTCGATCTCATTATCTGCTAGTGCGTCACCCTCCATTGCTACGCGGAACGTGCGCGCCCCCATAGACTGGTACTTAATGGCTTGTTTGGGACTGTCGGCGGATACCTGGCATAAATCAATATAGCGCTTATCAAATTGTTTATGCGCGATCTGGTGAGTGTAGCCGGTCCAGCTAATACCCATCTTGGCTATGGATTCCATCACCTCAAAAGGTACTGCGGCCGGGTCACCATATGCGCCCAATCTGATTTTGCGGCCAGTTATATAGTCAGAGTGTAAATCGGGGTCAAATTTGGCATATATCCCGCGCTTATATCCTTTGTAGATAGCTAGGGGGGCATGGCCAATATTGACATAGCAAGCACCACCGTTAAACCATCTCTGCGGACAGTTACCGCAAACGCTGGAATCTAGGCCAATTTTGGATGCGTCGGTTGGTGATATGTCAGACCGTATAATCCAGGTCTGTACCATTTGGCCAGTTTTGCGGTTTGATGTTTCCATTGTGGCTATTACTACAATGGGCTGGCCATCTAATACACTCGGGCCATCATATAGAATAAAACCCTTTTGTTTGTTGGCTTTTGGTTTGATCTTCTTACTAGTTAAGTATTGCATGGTCGTTTCCTTTGGTTTGTGATTGGTACTAAAAAGCGCACTATTGCTAATGCGCTGTATGGTATCAACCAAAATAAAAGGTCATAAAGCCTATATAGGAAACAACAACAAGGCCAGCCATTGCGTAGAAATAGGCGTTTATCTTGCGCTGGATGCGTTCATGTTGTTTATCTGCCAGGTATCTAATTGCTATTAGTTGGGCTTGCTGGCCTATATAGTCGGTTGGTTCGATTGTGGTCTGCATTGTTTATGCTCCTTTGTTTAATGAATCAATACTATATAGCTATATGTTTACAAGTGTCAAACATGTAAGCGCCTTTTTTTATTCGATTACATTCTATACGTAGGGGTTTTAATGCATTTAGTGCTATAATTGATCAAATTTTAATCAATCTAATCAAATAGTTGAGGATAAAATATGGCTAGAACAAAAGGAGCAGTCGGCAAGAATAAAGCTTTTTTGATGTCGAGACTTCAGGATATGTACGGCGAGAGGTTTCATCCTATTCTACGCATTGCAGAGAATGCCAATAGGTTGGATGAACTGTCGCAGGTAGAGAATGACGTTGCCACTATTAAGGCGGCAACCGATGCATGGGCCAAAATAGCAGAGTACACCGAACCCAAATTATCTGCAGTGACGATTGAGAATGACTCAAGCCTGACAGTCTCGGTCCAGCGCAAGCGTTATGATGCCGGCGCAATAAGTAATGACACAGATAGTGTCGATAGTTAAGTGTCACTGTATGTATAACCAGGTAAGTAACCTGTGCATAACCCTGTGGATAACCATGTGTATAAGCTGGGGAAAAGTTGTGCAAAAGATGTGGATAAGTAGACCCCCCCCTCCCGAGGCGCGTGACGTGTTGTATATATATGTCCCCCGCAAAAAAAAATTATGACAGTTACTAAGATACGCCCCGACATACAAGATGCCATAGAAGACGCTACAAGGCATTCTAAGGAACATATACTGATAGTGGTAGAGGATAGTGGGGTTAGCTTCAAAAGCAGCTTAAACGACAAAAACAGCGTATTCTACATTGAATTATGTAAACAATTGATATTAGAGGACTGGCTATGTGGGAACAGTACCAAATAGACGATACTGAGTCTGAGGTAATTGAAGCCTTTATAGAAGCATTGTTAGACAGGGATGCCATTGCGATGCGTGAAGTGGTATATTTAGTTGGTGACTTCATAGAGGATATGTACGATGGGCCAGAGTCTAGTACACAAGCTGGAGAAGAAAGACAGGGATAGGCACTTCCCTGAGTCTAATGGTGGTAAGGGTAGCCATGCCCGTAAGTCTGACAAGAAGACTAGAGAAGCCTTTAAGAAGGGCTATGACGCTATAGATTGGACTAAGAAATGAGCCAAATAGAATACAACTTAATGCCACAGGGCCAGGTTCTACAGGACTTTGCTGACTGTAGGGCTAGAAACTCCTTCATCATGGGGCCACTAGGCTCTGGTAAGACCGTTCAATGCATCCTTAAACTGTTCGACTTGATGTGTGAGCAGGAACCTGTGTCTGACCCACAACACAAGAACTATGGTGTGCGCTTGTCCCGCGTCATTGCAGCCCGTAATACGTACTCTGAGCTGTTCTCTACCACGATTAAGGACTGGCTAGAGATACACGGAGAACTGGGGGACTTCAAACAGGGTAATAAGGAGCCTCCTACGCACTTCATTAGGTTTAATTTAGAGGATGGTACAAAGGTAGAGTGTGATGTCGTGTTTATCGCCTTTGATCGCCCTGAGCACGTTAAGAAGGCTAGGGGTATCCAGACTACATGGGTGTGGTTAAACGAGACTAAGGAGCATTCTAAGGCTGTTTTAGACATGCTTGACCTACGACACGGCCGTTACCCCTCCCCCAAAGAAGGAGCGCGTCCTACACACCACGGGATCATTGGTGATAGCAACGCCCCTGACGAGGACCACTGGTATTTTAAACTAGCAGAGATAGAGCGCCCTGAAGATTGGTCATTTTTTAGGCAACCTGGCGGTGTATTCAAGGACGGTGAGGACTGGAAGGTCAATGATGACGCTGAGAACCTGATTAACTTACCCCAGGATTACTACAAACGTGGCCTAAACGGTAAGACTGACGACTGGATCAAGGTCAATCTGGCTAATGAGTACGGCTTTGTGTCTAACGGCAAGCCTGTTCACCCCATGTACACAGACTCTGTTCACTGTCAACATTTAGATTTCCAACCGTCCAAGGACTATCCCATTGTTCTTGGCTTTGACTTTGGTCGTACACCGGCCTGTGCATTCTTACAACGAACCTCTATAGGTAGGTGGGTGTGTTTTGATGAGATGGTACTTACCGATTCGGGTGCAGTGGACTTTGCTCCGACACTCAAGCGCTATATTGAAGAGATGTACCCAGACCACGAGTTCAAAGGATGGGGCGATCCTAGTGGACAGAACAAAAATCAATCAAACAGCGAAACCCCATTCCAAATCATGCGGGCGGCTGGCATACCCTGTCACCCCACCCAATCAAACGATCCACTGAAACGTAGAGCAGCCCTAGAAGTGCCCATGAAAGAGATGTGCATGGACGGCAAACCACGATTCACTGTCCTACCCAAAGCCTCAATGATACGTAAGGGGTTACAAGGTGGCTTCTGCTACCGCAGAGTGCAGACAAGTGGAGAAAGATACACTGACGAACCGGACAAGAATGAGTATTCCCACCCCGTAGAAGCCCTAGAGTACGCTTTACAGGGCGAAGGTGAGGGCAGATCAGCACTAGCACGCTCTGGCAATTACGATAAGCCTATTACAGCGAAGGTTGGGTTCAGTGTCTTCTGACATATTTGTAGTATTCACCAAGGATGATGGGCACTGGTGGTCTTGGTTCCTACATAAAGACATTCAGCACTGCTTTGTACTAAAACCCAACGGCGATGACTACATTGTCCACGGTAGGACGGTTGACAAATTTGATTTATTCACCGTGACGGACAAAAATGTTATACTTAGCGAACCTTTTAGAATAATGGGGTATAAGCAAAAGCACCCTGTTAGAAGTTTGTTCATGCTGAATACTTGCGTGGCTCACGCTAAACAATTGCTGGGAATTAAGAAGCCATTTATCTTAACGCCCTATCAACTCTACAAGTACATGAGGAACAATCATGGGATTTATGAAGGCACCCAAGGCCCCTAAACCTTCTGCTGAAGAAACAGCAATGGTAGAACGCCAGCGCAGAGAGCTAGACGAGGAGATGGCAGAGCAGGAACGACGGCTCAAGTCTGTAGCTAGAGGAACACTAGGCACTAAATCACTGTTAGCCAAGGGCACTCCTGCTAAAAAAGCAGGCCCAGGACGAGGGCAAGGTGGCCCGGGTACATTGTCTGGCGGCGGTTTGATGGGCGGTATTGGCGGTTCTATGCCCGGTCGAGTATATACAACTAGAACTGGGCGATAATATGCAATTACCTAAAGAGCTGGGGTCTTTAGCTGACCTTAAAAAGCGCGAAGCCAAGGCATTCGAGAATGCTATGATGTGGCACGACACGCTAGATGATGTGTATGAATTTTTCCTGCCTAACAGGAACTTGTTTGACACTAATCGCCGAGGTCAAAAGAAGATGGAGCGCATCTTTGACTCCACGGCTCTTGAGGCAATCCAACAAGGCGCTAGTAAGCTGCAAGAGAACATCGCACCTATCTGGTCACGCTGGGCTACGTTTGCCCCGTCCGACCAAGTAGTAGAGATGCTTGAGACTGGTGAATACGGCGTAACCGTACAAGAGGTAGAGGCTAACCTAGAGAAGCAGGCAGTCATTATCTTTGATTACATCAACCGTTCTAACTTTGCCACGCAGTTCTACGAGCATGCGCTAGACCTTTTGGTCGGCACTGGCTCTCTACGCATCGATGAGAACGATGACGACAACATGCCTGTCATCTTTAATGCTATCCCACAGAAGGGTATCGCGTTTGAAGAAGGCCCATACGGTACTATTGAGACACACTGGCGTAGATTCAACGTCAAGGCGCGTAACCTAGAGCGTCAGTGGAGAGGCTTTAAGCCCTCCGAGAAGATCAAGAATGTGATCAAAAATTCACCAGATAAAGACATCGAGATATGCGAGGGTGTTGTCTACATGCCCAAGTCTAAGACCTACTACGGTTGCGTCTGGGTGAAGAGTGAAGATTCTATTAGCTGGATGGAAGACTACGGCACATCTAGCCCTTGGTTAACTGGACGCTACTCTAAGGTATCCGGTGAGATACGCGGTCGTGGCCCTGCCCTGCAAGCACTGCCTGATGTGCGCTCTCTAAACAAAGCTAAAGAGTTTGTACTACAGAAAGCAGCTATCGACCTAGCGGGTATGTACACAGCTACTGACGACGGTGTAACCAACCCCTACAATATTAGTATAAGCCCAGGCATTGTTATTCCTGTTGGTTCTAACAACTCTGCTAACCCTAGTATTCAGCGCCTAGACACGGGAACTAACCTGTCATTAGCGCAGTTTGAGATTGTAGAGCTACAGACAGCTATTAAACGTGCCCTGTTTAACGATCTGCGTGACCCTACTGGCCCTGTTCGCAGTGCTACTGAGGTGGCTATTGAGTCCAGAGAGCTAGCAAAACGTATTGGTTCTGCGTTTGGGCGCTTGCAGACCGAAGTATTAATCCCTATCATCAAACGTGTAGCAGCTATTCTAACTCGTAGAGGGCTAATCAACCCCATACAGTTAGATGGCAGAGACATTGATATTAAATTCTTGTCTCCATTGGCTAAGGCGCAAGATGGTGAGGACTTGATGAGCGTACAACAGGCTGTAGCATTTGTATTACAGACTGCTGGCCCAGACCAAGCCAAGATCGCCTTTAAGCTGGAAGACTTTGGTACATGGGCTGGAGGTAAAACTGGTATGCCTGCTGAATTAATACGAAGCGAAACCGAGAAACAACAAGTAATCCAAGCTGGCGCACAAGCTGCACAGGCTGGACTGCCTACGAGTCAGCCCCCAGTACAATGAGTTGGGACAATATCGATAAGGCTTCTGTTAATCCAGAGGCCGCAAAAAAGCAGACGGCTGAAAAACGGGCCAAGGCTGCTGCTCTCGCCAAAGCATACAACCGCTGCTTCAACTCTGAGGAAGGCAAGCAGGTTATTGCTGATCTACACAAGCGTTTTATCTACGATAACGATACCTCCTTTGGTTCCCCGAACATTAACTATGAATCTGCTTACCATAACGGTGAGTCAGGCGTAGTTAAGTTCATCATCAATCAAATCAATCAGGCAGAAACACTATGACAAAAGAAGTTAAGAAGCGTGTCGCAAAGGCAACGCCCAAGATTCTTATAGGCGATGATTCTAAGAAGTACCTAGAGAAGATTGGCTTCGATATGGAGTGGCTGCACGACTTGGCTAAAGAGTACAAGTTTGATGGTTTTGATTATGTCAGTAAGTTTTGTGCATTCCGGTGTAACCGTGATGGCAAAAGCGTCGAATGGATTGACGTTAATACTCTTGCTTTGCTCAATGGACAGCGCAAGTTATGCGAGATCAAACTTAAACACCAACCATTAGGGAAGTCGAGGAAGATTATCGACCTACCCTGGGAGAAGATTTAATGTCAGAAGAACAGGCCGCAGTAGAAGAAACAACAAGCGATACCCTGTTAGATCAGTCATCGCCAGAGTTAAGTGAAGGTGAATACTTTCTATCAGAAGGTATCAAGGGTGCAGGCGAGATGCCTGAGTGGTACAACCCTACCAAGTACAAGTCAGTAGCTGAACAGGCTAAAGCGTATACAGAGCTAGAGAAGAAGTTCGGTGGATTCACAGGCGCACCTAAAGACGGCTATGCTGGCCCTGAAGGTGTAGAGTCTGGTGATGCTTTGCTAGAAGAACTGACCGAGTTTGCTAACAAGACCAACATGTCTCAGGACGCATTTAACGATGCATGGGAACTGTTAACAGCACAGTCTGAAGCTGTAGAGCAGGTTGAGCAGGAACAGGAGTTGGCGAAGCTAGGGGACAACGCACAGCAGCGCATCAAGACTATCGAAGGGTTCATGAAGAACAATATGAGTCCAGAAGACTTTGATGTAGCCCGTGACCTAGTAACTACAGCAGAATCAGTGCAGTTGATTGAGATGCTAGTAGCCGCTACAGCGCCGACTAAGCTGCCCATACAAGGCGGTGAAAGCCCTACAGGTGTTACATGGGCTGACATTGAGAATGAGATGTTCAGGAAGAACGAGAATGGTCAGTTGTTACGCAGTGTAGATACCAACCATGAGCGCAAAATCCAGAAGATGATGCACGATTACGGCGGGGATACACCACACCACCGCACCATTGGTTGATACATAAGTGTCATTCGGGGTATAATCTGTCCACTGGATACCCTTTCTCTTAGGCCCAGTAAATTAGGTTGGATGCTGACCAATTTACTGGGTACTCAGCAAAAACCTTGAAAAACTATTTACTTTACTCTTTTTCGAGGAAATTATTATGAGTAAAAATCTATCGGCCGTAGCGGTCACAGAGTTTGACAGTATGGTCAAGCATGCCTATCAGGGCATGGGCCTGCTGAAAGGTGCTGTAACTCAGCGCAACAATGTAATTGGCGATACTTACAAGTTCCGCCGTATGGGTAAGGGTCTTGCCAACCAGAAGTCTACTTCTGATCTGGTAACTCCTATGGATGTGGCGCACGAGTTCAAGACTGCCACTCTGACTAACTGGAATGCTCCAGAGTACACTGACATGTTTGATGCTAAAGATGTCAACTTTGATGAGAAGCAGGAACTGGCTAACACTATTGCTGGTGCTCTGGGTCGTCGTACTGACCAGCTTGTTATCGATGCTATGGATGCTTCTACTCCTCTGACTACAACTATCAACACCAACGTAGGTGGCAACAACACTAACCTGAACATGGCTAAGGTCATCAAGGCACAGGTTGAGCTACGCGACCAAGGTGTACCTAACTCTGAGTTGTTTGCTGCTGTAAACGCACTGGGTCTAGGCGGACTGTTGAATGACGAGAAGGCAACTTCTTCTGACTACCAGGCTATTAAAGCTCTCGTAAACGGTGACGTTGACACTCTGGCTGGCTTCAAGTTTGTAATCCTTGAGTCACGCGCAGAAGGTGGACTGACTGTAGCTGCTAACGTAGTTGATTCTTACTTCTTCCAGCGTCCTGCTGTTGGCCTCGCCATCGGTATCGACATGAAGACTGAGATCGACTGGGTTGCCGAGCGTACTTCTTGGTTGTGTAACGGCATGCTGAAGGCTGGCTCTGTTGTTCGCGACGAAGGCGGTTTGGTTAAAGTTCAATACACTCAGACTGCATAAGGAGAGACTATCATGGCTTTTGTTCGATCTGATCTATCCCGCATTGGCGGTTCTGGCAACGGTGGTGCTACTTGGCAGTACACAACTACTGAAGCTACTTCAGCGGTTGTAGCTGACACTAACTACTTTGCTAACGCAGCAGCGGAACTGAGCGCTGGCGACATTCTGCTGGTTATCGGTACTACTGGAAGCACTCCTACTGGACGTATTTCCTATGTTGAATCAAATGACGGTACTACCGTTGTTTGTGCCGCTGGTACAGTAATTACCGCGTAAAACTGAATGGGGGCTTCGGCCCCCTTTCTTACTGAGGTTAGTATGGCAGAGAAGATTAAGTTAATTTCTAACGCCTTGATTTTGATTGGCGACCTGCCTGTCACATCATTAAGTGGTAACACACGCGCAGAAACAGTAGCTAACAACTTGTACGACAACATCGTGCAGGCTGAGATGTCTAAGTATCGCTGGGGCTTTGCTCGACGATTAGCGCAGTTAGCACTGACTACAGAAACCCCAGTAGGCAATGACTACCAAAACATCTACCAGCTTCCTGCTGACCTGATTAATGTAGTTAAGCTAGACCCTGCAATACAATACAGAATCTATGGCGACAAGGTGTATGCTAATACATCTGGGCCTTTGTACGTTGATTACATAGCAAACGTAGCGGAAGGTGAATGGCCTGTCTACTTTGCTAAGATGATCGAGTACGCACTAGCAATGGACTTTGCGCCTTCCATCAGGGACAGTGCTGCATCAGCACAAATTAACGCTGCTAAGTACGAGAACGCATCCCGTATGGCGCGTTACACTGACTCACAACAATACCCAACGGAGCCGCTTAGAAGCCAACCATTTATTAATGTGAGGTACTAATGGCTGAGTCACAATTCCTGCAAGCCAGCTTTACTAGCGGTGAGCTATCGCCTCTACTAAAGGGCCGCACAGACCTTAATCAATACTATGCTGGTTTACAGACTGCTGAGAACGTAGTCATTGTACCGCAGGGTGGTGTTAAAAGACGACCAGGCACAGAGCATATTGATGAGCCAGTTGCTCAGTTAGGGCCATACGTTACTGGTACGTTCACTGCCACAATGCCGAATGGCGGCACTGCTGTGCCATCAGGGACTGCTACAAACAATATTAACGATTTTGACCCAAGCACTTCAGCAGAGACTACTACTAATATGGGCACTACATCTCCGTATGTAATAGCTCATTATGATTTTAGTTCGCTCAGTTCTCCGAATGTGCGCTTTATAGATGTTAACGATATTAAGTTAACTGTAGATCGCGATGAGCAGGCTTTAATTAGGGTTCAAGTATCAGCAGACAACACTACGTGGCTTACTAGGCATACAATTATTGTAACGCCTACAGCTCAATCTATTAGAGTGAAAATTGCGGATGTATTTGAGAACATGTATATCCGCATAGCACGAGAAGGCGACACGGTTGACATCACTAATCAGAAGGTATCTCTTAGCGATTTCAATGTTCTGTTTGAGACTACAGCAACCTCTGACGTTAAGACGTTTGACTTTAGTATACAGTCTGACCGGCACTATCTGTGTGTAGCTACAGGCGGCGCAGACACTACTCCATCATACGGGAACATGGCGTTCTACCGCATTCCGCATGCAGGCTCTACTGCTACTGTATTGGTGGGCAATGTACCTCTGCCGTACAAGTCTAGCGAGATAGCTACGTTGCGTGACGCGCAAACAGAGAACGTCATGCTATTGTTCCACGAGGAACATCCATCAAAAAGAATTATCAACAGTGGGCACACCATAGTCTCTGGCAATGACAGTATATTCCAGATAGACAACATACCGTTCTTGAACATCCCACAGTTTGATTACGATGACGCACTAAGTCCTACACCTGTAGATGAGATACAAGACCTAGAACTAGATCACGGTAGCGGGCACAACTGGGAGATTGGTGACACGTTCCAGATAGATGTTGAGGGCGTGTTAAGCAAAAACATTACTTTCGCTGGTGATAGCAACGCTGACCAACAATCGTCTACTGTGCATAACATTAGGCGCAACCTGCAAGAGATGCCTGTGTTTGGTGAAACGGGTGTTGATGTAGTCAGGACTGGGGCACGCACATACAGAATTACTATTAGCGGCGAGTCTACAAAAGCATTCGAGCTGTTTAGCGGATTCCCCACTACAGGCGGTCAGGACAACACTACGCTGTTTACTAAGGTGCAGACTGGCTCACCACGCAAAGAAGATGTGTGGAGCGCAACACGCGGCTATGTACGCATGGGTACATTCCACGATGGTCGTTTATGGTTAGGTGGCACTAAGTCTAAGATACAGAGTGTGTTCGCGTCTAAGTCGGGGATATTCTTTGACTACTACTTCCAAGAAGGGGATGACGATGAAGGCATCTTTATCACCCTGACTAACAGAATACAGACAGAGATCGTAGACATTAACTCTGACCGTGGACTGCAAGTATTTACCACGGGTGGCGAGTTCTTAGTTAAGGGTAACACCCCCTCTACTATTACCAGTGAAGCGCAGACGCAGCATGGTTCTGCTTACCTAGAGGCTAAGTCACTAGACGGTGCTACCTTATTTATAGACCAGAACGGTCAGACACTAAGACAGTTTTTGTATAGCTTCAATGAGGATGCTTACACGTCTAACGACATATCTGTGTTGTCTTCTCAGTTAATTGATCAGCCTAAAGATGTGGCTGTGCTATCTGGCACAACGTCAGAGGACTCTAACTGGGTATTTATTATTAACCAGGATGGTAATGGTGCGGTACTTAATACTGTACGCGCACAAGACATAAATGGATTCACGCGATGGACTAATGCAAACAGTGGTTACTTTATCAGTCAGAACCCACTGCCTCTACAGTTGGTATCTGCATCGACTGTTAAGAATGAGCTATACCTAGTTAACAAGTTTGTTTACGGCACTACCTTTAGATACTCATTAGAGCGCTGGTCTTTCGATCACCTACTAGATTCATCAGTTAAGATTGATAACGTGTCTACAACGACCGTACAGCTTCCTGACGACCATCTACGTTTGGCCGAGGTAAGTGTTATTGGTAACGGTAACAACCTTGATAAGCGCACTGTGTCGGCTACAGGGCAGATTACATTGACGGCAGAAGAACTATCAGGCGGTAACTTAGACCTAGAGGTAGGTCTTAACTTTGTGCCTAAGATTGTACCTATGCCGCTAAACACTAGCTCACAGGCTGGTGCAAACAATGCTATGCGA